TACTAGATATATTAAGAGTATCATCCATTATAGTATCTTGTGCTAGATATGGTACCTCATACCACTTATTCCCATCACTATCTGTAATATTAATTATTTCTATTATATTTGTATCTTCTATTAAAGAAGTAGGGAATTTTTCTGCTTGACCGAATGTAAAAGATTTTGTTTTTACTTCTCCTGATATTGCTTTAGTAGTTTTTTTAAGTAGATAAAATAATGGATCTCCTACTCCATCAAAAGAATATACAGATACTTCTGTTGGATTTAATGAACTAGATACTGCAAAATTAACTTTTTCAGGAACTAGAAATGGAGTATTTTTAATTATTGAAGAATTTACTTGCATATTTTCTTCAATTATTAATGCATAACTGTAATCAGGGACTTTATTGGTTGTAGTTCCTATTGAAGGTACTATTTGATATACATCTAAATCTACTGTAGCAGCTGATGTTACTTTAGGTCTATATCCTAACATATATGCTAAAGTAAATAAGTTTTCTTTTTGTTTAGCATATTGTAAGAACGTTTCTTGTAATTGATTATCTACATAAAAAGAAAGTACATCACCAACATAAGATGCCATTTCGATAAACATAGTACCAGGTGATGCAGATGAAAAATCATTATACGCTGTAGGAAAATACGATTTAGCGTATTCGATTAAGGTGGATTTAAAATCTGTAAAATCCTTATTAATATATTTTATATCTTTATTATTATCCATTTTGGAAATTTATGTTAATTTCATCTTGAATCCCTGTGTTAATAATTTCATAACTAAAGTTTACGTATATAGTATTTTTATCCTGATCTGTTATTACGCTAAGATCTACTATGTTTATATTAGGGAAGTTTATTTCAAGTCCACTTCGGATACTTATTTCTAAACTTTGAAGACTTTCCTGCGTTATTTGTTCAAATAATAAATCTCTTAAACCTGCTCCAAAACTAGGATTAAATACTCTCTCTTTTCTTCCTGTTAATAAATAATTTATAATATTATATTTTAACTGTTCTTGAGTAGTATATACTGTGGTAAAAACTGATTTAGAACTAAAAGGTATAGCTACACCAATCCCAGTGCTTGGTTTTAGATCTAAGGGATTAATGTTTCTTACCTGATATGCCATTATATTTGACCTTTACTTTGCATATTTTTCATTAATGCAGAAAAATCTGGAACTGCATCTATTTGAACTTGAGTTACGTCAGTTGATGGTCTAGATGAATTTAACATTTGGCCTACGCTTTCAACTACTTGAGTTTGTGATACTGGATTATTCATCATTGATGGAAATCCTTGAGCTATAGCTGAGTCACCGTTAAATACGGTTCTATAATCATCTCCTGTCATTCCCATTTTTGTTTCATTTAGTAAATCCATTAAAGGATCTCCTGTAGAATTAACTTTAATTTTTTTACTTTTAGTTAATTCTTCTTTTAGAGAATTCGAATATGATTTAGTAGGTGCATTTTTAGGAGATATAACATTCTCTTTCAGAATAGGAACTATTTCTTCTTTTATAGCAGCTCTTACTTCTTCTCTAATTAATTTTCTTAAAACTTCTAATTTACTCATATTTAATAAATATTTAAATTTATATATTTTTACGCTAGTAATCCTCTTGCTATTCTATCTTTTTTAAGTATATTTTCGTAAGCATCTTTTTTATTATATAATTTATTTAGAGCAGCTCTTCTACCAAGGTCTTGAAAGCCAGTAACTGGAGGTAGGGTAATATAATATCTAATATCTGCATTAACTTTATCTAAATTTCTTTGAAGCTTTGTGCGATCTTCATCAGATAAAATATCGGAAGCATTAGAAGATGATATGTTTCCTTGTGCTGCAGATTGTGTCTCTCCTGATATATTAATACTATTAGTTATGTTATTAGTGTTTATATTTGGTATTTCTCCTTGTTGAATATCTTGTTTGAATGTTTGTATTTCTTTATTTACTTTAGCTCTTATTCTTCTTCTTAATTTAGGTAAATTATTTATTCCATCTAATACACTGTCTAATTCTTGTTGAATTTCTTTAGTTTCTGTATCTTCTTCTTCTATGTCCTGATCTATAAAATCAAAATCTATAGTAATATCTTCTGTCAATTGATCTAAATCAGGAAACCCTGAGCCTGCTGATCCTGGTGATTGAATTAATCCAGAGTTTTGTAATTTTAATTTTAATTCTTCTATAATAATATTTTTATCTGTTGCGAAAGTTAAATCTGTTTGAGCTACTAATATTCCATTCACATCAAATGCAACTCCTCTTCTTCTATTATATTTTATTCCTTCATCTACTACTTCTTCTTCTTGAATTTCTAAAATAAATCCTCCATATGTATTTACATTATTTTTTATTGCCTGGTCGTAATTTTTAGTAAATTCTTGAAGATCTGATATTGTTTGAGTAAGTCGACTTCTTAAATTTTTTACTTCTTCTAATATAGGTGAATCTTGGGTATTTTCACATACTTCGAGGTTATTTTGAAGAGTTTGTAGTAATTTATTAATATTTTGAAGTTTTACTAATAAACCTTGAATAAAGGTATATATTAATTGTATCAAGGTAGATAGTTGTTTTAATCTATCAACTGCATCGTCTATCTTTTTACTAGCATTTACCCATATTTCATTTAATCTTGTTGCTTTACCGAATAATAAAAATTTTAACGGTAAAGGTAATCTCTTAAATAATTTAATAATTGCTTTAAGAACCTTTAATAAAATAGTTCCTATTTTAACATAAATTAATGCTAATCTTACATATTTTAATACTTTTTGACCTTGTTGATTTATATTATCTACAATGTTTATTATTTTTTTTATAATAGGTATAATCCTGCTAACATCTAATGATTTTTGTATTTTATCAACTTGACCTTGAATATTAATTCCGCTTAAGGTTTGAGCTGCTGCTAAGGCATCTCCTATACTTTGTATTCCTACTATGAGTGTTAAAATATTTCTTAAATCTCTTAATTTTTTAAGAATTTTTTGTAACTCTTCGTTAGGTATATTTTCTAATGTTACGTATTTATCTGCTTTACCTAGAAAATCAGTTATAAAATTATTACCTTGAGATAGTTGAGGTACTAATGATAAAACATCTGGATCGTCTATTATTGATGATATTTCTTGGGTGAAATCTCTTATAGCTAGTAACGCTTCTTTTCCTTTAGTATTTATTACTTCAAATTTATTTTTATTTAAAGTTACTATACTTAATTCATTACTAGTTATCTCAAATGTATCTCCTATCTCATAATTTAATCCTGGTATGGTTTCTAGTACTGTAACTCTAGTATTAATTTTTATTGTTTGATCGAATAATGCTCCTTGACCTGTCAATATAGAGTCAATTATTTTTATTAGATTTTTAGATTTTTCCTGTAATGTATTTATAGTTTTTTCTGTACCAATAGGGTTATCTACATTACTAAAAGATATTTTATTAAGTATATAATTAGTTAGGTTGCAGAAATCTATTTGATTTAATTCTAATAATATAGGAACTATACCATTAGTTCTTTTTTTATTACCAGGGAATTTTATTCCAGTATCTTTATATGGCTCTCCTTGATATATAATATTTATTCTATTATTTATTTTTTCTATAGATTTTGTTAGTAATACAATCTTAGATTCTGCTCCTTCAGCGGTATTAGTTTCACTAAAAAAAGGTATTTTAGGTCTTTGTAATTCCTCTCCTTTTATAGCACTCTCGGATTTGTTTGATATTACTTTTTTTGCCATTATCTAGTAAATGTAATTTTAGATAAATTATAAGCATCTCTTCTAGGAGAAACAGCTAAACTATCTCTCAATCTAGTTGAATTATTTCTCATTCTTTCTCCTGCTGTTAAAATTACAACAGAAGATGCAGCTAATCCTGTTTTAGATAATGTTGCTAAAGCATCCCCCACGGTAGCTAAATCTTCTAGTATTTGAATTAAAATATCGTTTGTAGATTCACCTAACATTACAGCTTGACCGACAATTTTAGCGTCTAATCCTAATTCTATTTTAGGAGAATTTATAGAAGTACCTTCGTAGTTATCTATATTAACTACTCCTACACTAGAAATACCAACGGCTTTTTTTCCAAATAAAAATATAGAATCATCTTTAGCGTGAAAAATAATTCTACCAGATGATATAATTGCTTGATCACCTTTATATGGAAATTCTGGTATATATTCTTTTTTAGCCATTATATAAATTTATCTGGGTTATCTGATATTTGTGCTTGATTTAAAGTGTTCTCATCTTGAGATTTAGGTGAAGTAGTATCAAAGCTTACAGGATTAGTCTGTAGTGGGATGGTTTGATCTGCTGTTATTTTTAATTTAGCGTTAAATGTATCTAATGGAAATTTACCTAAATCTTGTAAATTAATAGATTGATTATGTGTTAAATATATCGAGCTTCCATCTGTATTAATATTTTCTACTGTAGGAACATATCCTTCTTTAACGGATTGGTTTCCTTGGGAATTTCTTATAATAATAATAGGATCTCCATTTTCACCGTTTTTACTCCAGGAATTTACTCTTTCTTTTCCTAATACAGTACTTCCGAATCTTATGGATTGACCCCATCTTCCTTCTAATATAAAATCTCCTTCAAAAGGAAGTAAATCTTTTATATTGTCTTTTTCTTTAAAAGTTAACCCTAAAGGAAATTCTTGATAATTAGAACCATTACCTTGATTTAATCCTTGTTCTACTTGATTATCATTAACTTTATTATCAATAATAAACTCAGCATATTCTTTTAAATCAGGAAATGCATTATGGTGAATAGAATTCCATGTATTAAAAGGAACTGTATAATAATAATCTTGTTTACTTTTTCTTTCGTTTAATCCGTCTGAAGGACCTGGAAATATTTGTACTATTTCTCCGATTAATGGATATTGCTTTATATTGGAAAATAAAGGTTTTGCAATAAGATTAGAATATTTTCTATTAGATGAATCTGTACTAGAATATAATATACTAAAATTGATACATCCTATAGCTCCCCATTCTCCTAATTCTGTAAAATCTTTATTTTTAGGATCGTTAATATCTATCCTATCTAATATAATTCTAGATACCCTAGCTATTATAATAGGTTTAGATTCAGATCCTTTATTATTAAGTCCGTATAAAGATGAATCAAAGCTCATTAGTTTTCTAGCATCTTAGGAGATGTGTCTATTTTTTTAATTTCTTCAAATAATAATTCCTTATCTCTATCTGATAGAAAATCTCCACTATCTGATGATGCATTAGTGCTCATAGCTTTTTGAACGATTCCTGCCATTTTAATTAAAGCTTCATCATTCTTTATACTAGCATCTAAATACTCCTTTAATAAAGGAACCATCATAATAGCGTCTCCAGGCTCGGTAATCATATCTTTTAATTGAATAATCATCTCGCGAATCTGTTTTTCTTTATTTTTACTATTTTTATAAATGTCCTCTAGTAAAGAAGAAAAGGTTTTACTTCCGAAAATTATTTGATCGAATTCCATAAATCTTTTTAAATAAATATATTATTTAAATATTTTCTGAATAGTATCCGTGTTCTTGGTATTTGTTATTAATTTTTATATAAACTTCTTTAAGAGTTTTTATAACTTTAGTAATAACTGGGGTTGGTGAGTCGGTAATCTCTCTGATATAAATGTATATTGCTTTTTTTGATAGGATATCAATATTTTCTCTTTTTCTAAAAAGCTCCATTATAGCATCTGCTACTTTTGCTTCTTTTTGTTTAGGAAATATTCTAAATAGATTATTGTCTATATAATTAATATAATAATTAATTAAACTTGTCTCTTCAGGGTCTATATCTATTTCATGATTACGAATTAGATCATCAGTAATATTTTTATCCTCATCTACTTCTAGAAGAGTAGCTTTACCTTTTAATTTTTTATAATTATTAGTATTATATACTATTAAATACCTTTTAGCAATAGTTCCGAAATAAGAGTAAGCTTTTCCTTTTCCTTGCTTATATTTAGGCAATTTCTCTAATAATACACAAACGACCTCGTGCTTGAGCTCGTTTATAGTATTTACTTCTGTGTAATAAAACTTAAAAGTATGAATTATGTTTTCAGCAAGTTTATGAAAAGCATAATCTATTTTTTCGTTATATATTTTATTTCTTTCTATTTCATCTTCTGAATTTACATATTGAATTATTGCATCTTCAGTTTCTTGAGTAAAATATAAAATAGATTGTTTTGGCTTTCTTTTTCTTACTTGGCCTTTTTGAGTTAATAGTAATACTGGTTCATCTAAAACTCCTGTCTCATTAGTCATATTATTTTTTTACAGAAAACTCATTTATAGTTTCCTGAATTGCTTTAACGTTATTAAAGAAAAATCCTATCTCATCATCGCTTTTAAAAGCGCCTAATTTATCTAATTCTTTTAGAACTCGATCTGATTCATTAATTATATCACTTAAAGTTTCTAGAGTTCTTTCTCTTTCTAGAACCATTTCTTCAAGCTTTACATTCTTAGAATAAAGATTATATATAATATAACCTATAATAGTAATTACCCATAGTAAGATGTTTAAAATTGTTGCTACCATATTAAATGTTTTTAAAGGCTTCCATTAATCCTGGTTTAGTGCCAGCTAAGCTTTTATATGCTTGCTGCGAAGGACCTTTAGAAGAGTAATTATTAGATTTATAATTATTTGATTTAGATTCTTGTTTTTTACCTATTTTGCTAGACCATTGATTTTCCCATTCTACTCTTGAAGCTAATAAATCTGCTTGATGTAATATTAATGGTAAAGATGTTCTAAGTCTAGATTCTACATTAAATGAAATATAATAAGGTTTATTTACCTCATCAAATAATCCATCATGTAATTTAATACCTAAGTATTCATTTTCTGAATATTTAATACCTGCTTGCTGGAGAACAAAAAGACTTCTATCTGGAACAGTAAAAAAAGGTAATTCTGGATTAGTTTTATATATCTGACCTTGATTTTTAACATGCCATTCCGAATCATTAGGAATATAGCTAGGTTTATCTCCTACTCCTAATTTACCTAAATCGTGATTAATAGCTGCAAAAACTAATTCTTCTTTAGTAAATGAATCTATAGGTCTAAAACTGTTCCATAATTCATATAAATCTAAGGAAGCTTTTACTACTCTATTAACATGATCTATATATCCTCCTGGGAAGGCGTTATGATATGCCTCTCTAGAAGATGCTGGAGCGAATAAAAGAATCTCTTCTATATCCTTATAAAAATCTAAAAGCTGATCTTTTCTAGGATTCTGAATAAAATCGTTAATATATGATCTAAATTGATCATGATTTTGTTTAATTTGTTCTGGTGATATCATATAACTGTTTTTTTAAAAGGTTCTTATTTCCAATCATCTCCTTCAGTATTAATTAAAGTGCGGATTTCTACTACCTTTTCTTTAATATCAAATACCTTATCTTTTACTTCATTTATGTTTTTTGCAATAGAAAGAAAGGAATTTAAATTTGTTAACTCGTTATCTAGTTTTTCTAGCTTAGTTAAAATTAGGGCTTTGTGTCTCATTATATTGTTTTTAATATACTAATTATATCATATACTTCATCATATCTTATTAAATATGACTTCTTAGATTTACATTCACTAGATATAATATACTTGTTAAAAGTACTCATATCTAAAAGTTTATTAGGATGAACCTCTACTATAGGATAATTATAACAATCTAATCTTTCTTCTAATTCATCGAATAGATCATCGTTTCCTTCGTCGTAGATTACATGATAGGGTATGCCTTCTATCTTGAGTTCGTTAATTAATGTTGTGCATTTATCACAACCTTTAAGGGCATATACATTAATCATTTTTTATTTTTCTATGTTCTTAATGTTTTAATGAACAAAAAGTTAAGGTTTTTTTAGCAGAAAGGCAACTATTCTTCTAATAAATTTCCTAAAATAGCATGAACTGCTGCAATATCTTCTTGATTATCAACTAATTCCCAATCTAAAAAAATATCAAAAATTTTATCATAGTAGTTGTATAGATCGATGATGGTGGGTTTATCTAGAGATTTTAAAAATTCTTCATCTTCTAACAACTTTCTAAAATCACGAACAAAATCAACCATTTGGTTAAAAAATATATTTAACTCTAATTCACTCATTGAATCCAGTTCGGAAAAATCGAGTTCAGAATTTTCTACACTAGTCATAATTATATATTGATATATTATAAATATAAGTAAATAAAATATTATTATCTCTTTAATAGAAAACAATCTCTAATACCTCTCCGAGGATCTCACCCTAACCTTTATCAATGTATGGCTTTTTGAAAGCTAAGGGGAGAGAAAGGGATTTAAGGTCGTTAGCTATTCTTTAGCAAAGGGGTTTGGTATTTTTTTCCTAAATCCTCTATTATACTAACAGCCATCTCTACATCTATATCAAATCCTTCCCTATTGGGGTTAATTCTATGACCGTTTGCTTCTAAGTATTTGTGTATTTCCTGTTCTAAATCGTGAGAATGAACGCATTTATATGTATATACCGGAAACCATTTCTCTATCACGCCTGTTGCCTGATTGATTTCTTTCACTCTTTGATTAACGGTTGTAGTTGTCATACCTATCTTGACTATACCGGGCATTAATCTATTGACTAAAACATATACCCATTCCGGTTTACGAACATTGCCGTGTCGGTCCAAAACGGATTCTCCGTAGTATTTGACCTTCTCCCATCCGTCTTCCAATGGGTGGAAGCAATACGCTTTAGGGGTAATGCTGGAATTAAGATATCCTGTTGGATATGGTATATGAAATTGAGCTTCTTCTTTAGAAATGGGTTTCATCTGGATATAAATATATATTGAGTATAGCTAGAAAATTTACCCGCTCGGGGAGCTAGGGTTTTTTCGATTTCAAAATTTTTTGTCTATTTGGAATTTTGTAGTTCTTTATAGTAATTCAATTCTTCTTTAAAAACTTTAAATATAAAATAAACAAAAGGAGCAAAGATCAAAAAGACCGAAATGTAAACAATCAAATCTTTGAATATCTCCCAATGAGTATACAAATAGAAAGGTAAGAAGATAAATAAAAGAGTAATAAAACCGTAAAAGAATAAAGTAATAGATGCAATTAATCCCTTAAAAAGACCAGTAATAAGTCTTAACGGTAAGGTAATTAAAAGAGTAGTAAAGATATTATACCTACCAATAGATACTAATGCATTATATATAAGATAATAAAACCATATAGTAATACATAAAGGTATCATCCACCATAGATTCGAGAATATAAAACTGATAATTGCCATATTAATCTGATTAAATAATACCTAATGTCTTTGCTCTATAGTATCCAACCATCTTACCATTCTCTGGATTTAAGAATTTCTGCTGACTTTTAGGGAGATTCTTATTATCCTTTATGATCTTTTCTGACGGGGTTAGAAAGGTTTTAGGATATACTATCTCTACCTCGTAAGGGCCGTTCTTGAATTTATCTAAATTATACTTCCATATATGAGTGACTCCTTCTGAATACTCTTTCACGGATGAATTTACGGGCTTGTTCTAATTCTTCTTGTTTTCTTTTATAATAACTCATAACCTTTTATTTTATATATAAAGATAGTAATTTTTTTCCTAATAAACAACTAATATATCAATATATATTCACTTAACCTCTAGAGCGAAGATCGTGTCTGACAGCGAATAAGAGGCCTCGATCTCCGTAATACCGTATATGGGCTGTAACTACGTTGGTGGAATAGTGGTGTCAGTATGCCGGCAGTCGGGTGTCGACCTGCCTCCAAAAAAAAAGCCCCGAAGGGCTCTTCCTAATAGAAATATGCATTCCATGTGTACTCCAGAGTCATTTTAAAGATCTTACCTACATCCTCACTTGCATTACTAAAGATTGGGAATTCCGTAGGTGCTACTTCCATCACACAGTCTTTCTTATTTACTTTGATTAATTTAGCTCTTAAGGTAGGAGACCAGTTACATGATACTGTCTTACCTATTACCTCTCTTAGTTCTAGTTCTTTTGTACTTGCTTTCATAACCCTGATTTGATTTATACTTTCTTGATTGATTGATTAAAGGTAAGGGCTTACTCTTCGTAAGCTCCTATACCGTACTCGTCTACCATCTCCTGTATCTGATAGTCTTTATTTCTTTCCTGCTCCATATCGATGCATTTACCTACCTCTATTCTCATCTTAACTATCTTACCTAGTAGTGAGGTGTATACATTGATGTACTTCTCAGTCATCTTGCTTACAGTAGCTACATACATACCGAACTGACATACTACCCATGAGTTAGGATCTAACTCCTTTAAGGTGTAGTAGCTTGAGTGACTGTACTTGAACTCTGTTCCTGATTTTAATTCTGATAATGTCATAACCTTTTTGTTTGATTGTTTAATTAATTCCTTATTGATATAAAGATACGAACTATATATCAGACGAGCAACTTTAATTTAACAAAAAAGAAGGGAGGGTCTAGCCCTCCTCTTCTCTAATTAAACAAACAAACGATCTTTATGCTATTGCCGGTTCTGCGAACTCTTCAGCTAGTACCCATAACTGGCCGTTCACATCTAGGTCTTTAAGCATGTTGCTTATACGGCGCACCTTCTTGGTACCTGATTTAGTTTGACCGGCGATATTGAATCCGCCTCTAATAACTGCTTCTTGAACTCTATTGAATACTTTGTATAGATCATCACCTTTATCCTCACTACGGATAGGATTTAACATCTCCTGGATCTGAGCATCAGTAACTCTGGATACAGTCTCTTCACCGAATCTAATCTCCAATGCTCTGGTTGCAAATGCTTTCTGCTCCTCTTTAGTCATGATGCGTTCGGTGAACTGGTTAATCTTAGCTACCACTTTAGGTAAAGCTTCTACAGCCTGGTTAACTAGATCCTTTAACTCTCCGAATGAATAACCCATATGACGTAAAGTAAATCCACCGAAGTCTCTACCCTCTTCTTTAACTACTAATCCATTCTCACATACCATTCTAAATACTCCTAACTCGAATCTTAACTTACCATAACCTCTGTGATTGTTAACGATTAAGATCTGAGGATAAGCTTCTACATTACCCTGCTCGTCTTTGATAGCGA